AAAGTATATCGCAATTTATATCCCGTAAATTAATCTTACCACTTTTTATAACTCTTACCAATCTTTATAACTCTAACCAATCTTTATAACGCTTACTAATTTTTATAACAAACTTATTAATCTTATAACACTAACCAATCTTTTTTAATATGGATAGCAAGGCCATCGGTACATCATTGGGTCTCCCATCTGACGTCAGTACATTCTTATACCTTTCGTTGTTAAAAGGTATGGATGGAAAGAATGGTAATTTTTTGACGTCTCTCATAAAGATACTCATCATCACAAACTACAAACCAATCTTTGATTTTTTCAAGAGTAAGGTCTTATCAAAGATTCTTATCTTTATCAATTCAAAGCTCTTTAGTATAAAGAATGTGTTGAGATTGACCACTAACAAAACCATAATCGTAAAGGTAAATGGACTAAACCAAAACTATGAGAATTATATAAAGTATTTGGAGACAAAGAATGCCATAGTCTCTGATAACATTATGCAATCAAAGGACATCCATCTACAAGAGTGCAATTATTATATTAAAAAGACCATAAGGTCTATCGAATGGAGTGAGGTGATAGATGGTGTATATCTTATCTTTTACTATGGTGGAGATTCTACCATATGTGTGGCTTTAGAATCTAATACAAAGACAGTAGAGGAGTTAAAAGAATTTATAATAGATTTTGAGACACGTATCTCTGATATGTTCTCGTTAAAGGTTGGTGTAAATAGAGAGAGATTAAACTATGCAGAATTTATAATCTCTAAAAAATTCAACTCTTACTACTATAACGTCATCCTATCCAACTATATTGAACCCTTTTTGAAACACAAGAATACAACTAAGGTAAATGGATCTACATATGTTTTAGGAAAGACAAGTAAGGACGACGCCGATCAATTTAAAGAGTTCGGAACGTTAGCGGTCTATAAATCTCACATATTAAAGAATGGAGAGAGTTTTTCTTGCATACCTTTAAACAAAGAGATTTTTTTAGAGACCATAGTACATGAGGAGAATGACATATACATTTACTATATAAGTATGTGTAACGATCAAGGAAAGATCATTGGTAGATCTACCCTATCTGAGGATGTTATTTTATCTGTGATGGGGGAGAAGATGGCGACGTTAACAAATAATAAGATTGTCGCAACAAAGCAATTTGTACTCAAGGTATTTGATATGGATGGTAATGAGAAGAATAAATTTCCTGATACGTGTCGAATCTTTTTGGATAGACAAGAGGAAGAGTTGACATCTCACATCGTCAATAGATTTAACAACAACGACGATATAGCAAAAAAGTTTGGTATGTGCAAAAAGTTGGGTCTCTTGTTATATGGTCCACCAGGGAGTGGAAAGACTACTTGGATAAAATACTTTGCTCAATCATTGAATAAATCTATAAAGATGATAACCGATCTATCCAAGGTAAAGAACAACGAGGCGTTGGATAACATATTAAATACCGATAACGTTGTCGTTATAGAGGAGTTTGACAAGATGTTGGACAACGCTTTCAAACGAGAGAAAATCCAAAAGATTGGGTTTGAGGATGGTAGTGAGACTGATAGTGATGACGATAGTGATATGGATAACAAAAGATCCACATCACCAAAAGCAAAAAAATCTAAAAATACAAAGAAAGAGACAAAGAAAAAGAGTGTAAAGATGGTTGTAAAAGATACAGAGGATGGATTGACGTTGGATTTTTTGATGCAAAAGATGGATGGTCTCACCACAAAATCGGATCAAATCATAATCTTTACTAGCAACTACCCAGAGAAGATCAAAAAGTATTGCGAGGCTCTTGTTAGACCAGGTAGAATTGATTATGCCATCAACATAGATAATTGTAGCACATACCAATTCTCAAATATCGTCAGAGAATTCTTGAACATAGATCTCTCTGAAGTAGATGCCGAAAAATACAAGGGTCATAACATCTCTACAGCGTTGGTGATTCAAGCCGTATTAAAGATGAGATACTCTTTTACAAAGGATACAAAGGATATAAATGTAGATGATATATTGGCCTACGTTGACGATTTTAAGAGATATACGACTACATCGATAGATATCTCTGAACTTTGTTAAAATATGTATAATGTATATGTGTACATTATACATCAACCTCAATAAAAATAATTTATAATACAGATTATAAAAACTTTGTTGTCTTTTATCTATCATTTTATAAACGTGTAAAAAATACCAAAAACTACCGATAAAGTCATTCACTTTTAAAAACTACCGGCAAATTAAATAACAATATGTCCAAATTACCCAAACGTTATATCCCATCATGGGTCGATGAGAATGAGAAGGAGTATTGGAATCCCAAATACTTGAACGATATGCCATTGAATCTTGTAAATAAAGATACCAATTCCATTGTGACAAATATAAAATATCTATTAGATTTGAGTGTCAATATAAGGGGTTCTTTTAATAAGGCTAGTGTTATATTAAGCATGTTTGATTATCTTGTAAAACATAGATCATTTCTATCTAGATATCAAAGATTCAAGATCACCGTTAAAGACAAGATGCTAGAATTTGTCAATGATTATGGGAGTCTTAATAATGATGTTAAAGTTCCATTGACATCCTTTATAAATGCTTACAAAATAATCTTTGGTAGTGATAAGACTTTTATGTTGGAATTGGAAAAAATGTGTAACGTTAATGGGAAAGATTTGAAAGATTACAAATTTACACCAAGGTCGAACATTACGATGGACGATAATGAATGTAGATACGAATCATCAAACGTAAACTATATGGGTGATTGGGATGATAGTAACAAATATAACAAAAATAAAAACAACAACGAAGAGTATGGCGATATAAAAAAGTTTAACGATAAGGGATTAAATTATGGGAATGATATGGATGACGAGGAAGATTACGACCCCGATAATTACACCGATGATAATGATATGGATATAAATGATGACAACGATGAAGATTATTACTATGACGATAAGAACGAAAGGGATAAGGATGCTGGTAATGGTTATTATGAAGATGAAAAAAAGAATGAAGATGAAAACATCATAGAGGTAAACGTCAATGAAAACAATATTGAGGGTACCGATTACGAGAATGATAATAAGATCGTTATCGATAATACTGAGGGTACTAATGGTAACATGGTTGGAAATTGTTATGAGAACGATTATACTAGATTAGAAGGAAAGATCACAATACCCAGCGATGAGGTATTTACATCGTCGATGTTTGATGGTCATCCCCATTATATTGTGAACAAAGATCTAGACAGATCTTATAAGGTTGGAATATGTGTAGGTGAAAAAAAGACCACTATAGACTTTGATAATAAGATCATCCATAATATATGTAATGGTTTAGGAAACACATTGGTCGTTGGTGATGGGTCAACGGTAAAAGATGTATGCACAAATTCTATATTTACGATGCAACCTCATAATTTTAATGGAGATACGTGTTATAAGATCTTTGACAAAAAACCCTTTATAAGATACAAGTACGTCGTCATAGTAGAGATTTGTTAAAAATTATTGATTATATAGATTGGGTAAACTTTTATATTCATAAAAGTATTGGGTAATTTTATATTTGTAAAAATACACATTTTATATTCTTAAAATATAAAATGTAAAAATATAAATTTTATATCACACTATTTTTTATTAATAATAGTACGTATCATATATACTTACACCCTTTTATCAATACACATCTTTATACGTATAAAGAATACATAATTAAAAGATGGCTATGACAAAAAATACAAAATATATCTTGGTCGTCGTATTTGCGATCTTGTTGCTTGTAGTGTTATTATGGTTGTTCAACAGAAAGAACAATCAAGAAGGTTTCTCCAGAACACCATTAGGTAATAACGCTCTTTTTAGAAGATCACCCGTAGATTTTGCTATGGCAGGAGAGTATGGATGGACAGAGAATCCACATTGGATCGCAGAACCGAGCGTTAAATATCAACCATTAGATTTTGGTCCCATAGATCTATATGCAGAGGAGAGAAAATTAAATGAGAATAACCCATATAGAATATGGTCACAGTACGAAAACAATTGGATCGACGGAAACAAGGAGGTTTATCTAATAAATGATGAAAAGACAAGATCGTTATTAAAAGAGGCTGGAGATCTTGATACAGCAAGATATCTAGAAAATGAGTATTCACCTAGATTCGGTCCACGTACGGGACATACGAACCTTGCAATGAATTATGCTCAGCCAGATTGGTCAGGCGAGATGTTCTATGGTGGTAAGACGTTCCTAAAAAAGACTACAGGGTAGATTAATACATTACAAATTAATAGATTAATATATAATTTATATATTAAATGCAAACGTTAGTTATTATTGTCAATCTTGGTTATAAAATTGAATATATATTATAGTGTAAATACGTCTTGTAAATTTTATTAAAATTATTAGGAATAAAACGTCGAGTAAAATTATTAGAAAAACTATAGCTAACAAGTAAAAATTATCAGAATAAACTAATATAATGGAAGCGTTAAACGAGTCTTTATTCAATATACTATCTTACAACAAAGATCATAGTGTATTGGTATACATCTACCGAATCTTGTTTAAGGATCTCAACGATAGATCTATGTACAAGAATGTGTTAGGAACCTGGTTTAATCTAAAGATCACAAAACATTCTATATTAAAGATAATATGTTGTAAGGTCTATGATTTTTTGAGGGGTAGCACGTGTCACGAGTACCATGATGGATTGGCTTATTCTATATATTTTGTATTGCCTAATGGTATAAGGTATTTTAATATAGAAAGGTCAAGATATGACGATACAGAGAGGAAGATCACATTCTATCTTGAAGATGAGAGAAAAAGATATAGTTGTTCAAAGACTAAAGAAGGAATGGATGTATTTAGGATGAAAGATGACAAGATCTTATCCATAGATATATGCAAATATACAAACATTGTTAATCATCCAACCATGGATCACAAGAGAGAATACAAGAGTATGTATTATTATCTGAAAACTATGAAAGAACAAGAATTGAGTACGATAAGATTAAAGATTGACATGTTGAAAAAAAAGATGCAAACCTATTATGATATGTTGAATTTGGATAATAAGGAGATTTGTTGTGATATGGATGATGAAAAGGATAGAGATAAAGATCATGATGATGAAGATTATGATGAAGATTATGATGAAGATTATGATGAAGATTATGATGAAGATTATGATGAAGATGAAGAAGATTATAATGATTGTAACGACGATAGATATTACAACATGGAAGCATCCAAAGATCTAAAAGATTGTATAGAGTTGTATAATTATAACAACAAGACTATCTTGAGGAATCGCAACATGAAAAACTTGAACATTATAAAACAACATCGTGTAAAAAAGAATAGGGTTATAGAGACGTTATTGAGCAACGTTAATAAATTTATACCTAATGATAGTTTGGCTATAAATAGATTCACATTGATAAAAAAGATTAAAAAGTGCAGAGATGAATTGCAAAAATGTTCTAATACATTGGCCGGAATACTATTTCAATTATCTATCATCGATACCAAGACAAACTATGTCATCCAAATGCATCAAGGTGATAGATGTTTTTTTTCAACATACAATGTAACGTATCTGTTTCCTATTGAGAGTACCAACGGTATTAAAAATGAGTTTATAGATAAGGGTGAGTTGGATATTATAAGTCATGGACAAACGTCTTGTGATTCTGAAGATAATTGTGTCACCTATGACTATTCTTCTCGTATGATCACTGCCGATCTTAGTGCTGTTCATTATCTTGTAACATCGTTTCATATACCAGGAGTAGACAAGGTAGATCGCATCTCGTTAAGATATCAGAATAAAAATATATACACCGTCAAAAACACCAACACGATGAGATTTGATACGTTCCCAATAATGTTTGATGAGGAAGAGGAAGAAAGATTTAGTATAAGGTTTACCATAGATAAAAAGGATTCGGACAAGATCGCCGAACTTGTGAGTAAACATCACAAGAAAAACAATAAGCTCTATGATGATCTAGCAGAAAGAAATTTATTGAAAAAATATAGACCCGTTATGAGATATGGGTTTTTACAAAATTTATCAAAGATCCTGTTTGACGAAGGAACATACATGTTCTTAGCAATAAAGGACAAGAGACAACCCTTAAATTCGATCTACATATCTAACCGCAACGATACCGTGATATTAAAAGATATAGTAGATATGAAGGATAAAGGAAATATGAGAAAAATACTCATCAGGTGTGGTAAAAATCTAACTCGTACACATTACTTAAGCTACCTATATATCCCTTTAGACACTAAAAATATACCAAAGATATTACGATACGATGGTGTTTAAACTTTATTTATAATAACGTTGGTAAATTAATCTAACGTTAATACAAATTATACATTGTATAATTTTATTTATAATTCATCAATATCGTATAAAATAAAAAATTATACAATGTATAATTTTATACAATTTTTTAATATATCCACCCATGTTTAATAATAATATCTATATTGATAATTACTAACCTTTTTTATAAATTTTTTATAATTTTATTTTATAATATTACGACATTATAATCAAGGTATAAAAACATAGTAAAGATGAGTAATTTGCAAACATTAAAATCTGCATCTCACGTAAAGGTAGATCAGGGAAAGGCCATCAACCTATATGCTTCTAGACAAAATTTAGGAGAGGGGTTATTTTGTCCTGCCTCAGCCCATGTATTGAGACATGATATCTATATGAGACCTGCAAATCAAAATACATTGACCGTCAATCTAGACGCATCCTGTGCACAATATTCAGAGTACCCAGCACAGAGACAGATCGGTATAGAAAACATGACTCGGCCATACCTTTCGATCGGAAGTTCTGGGCTCACTGGTTCGGATCTAATGGGAAAAGGACGTGATATGGTCGTTTCAAATCTTTATCAAGAACACCCAACTGATAGAGGTCATTTTGTGAGACATTATCCAAATAGAAAGAATGCGCCATTCGATAAACCTAGCAGTTGTAGCAGTCAATACTATTCAGATAGAAAGATTCAACCGTATAGTTACAGCCATGACGCTTCGTCAACATATCTATATAGTGGATAATATTAATCGTGTAAAATTGGATTAAATTATAATTATAAAAATGATCTAAAAAATGTTAATTACAACATTGTATTATATTTAATACAATAATATAACATCATTAATGAATTTTGTTGACCTACCACCATATTTATTTTTATCAAAATACCAAATTGCAAAAGATGGAACTTTGATAAATAAAAATAGCAAAAGAATTGTTAATGGTTCTCTTAGAAGTGGAGGTTATAGGGTCTCTAATTTATATATTGATAATTGTAAATATGACGGAGAGACTAAAATATTTCAACATCATAGATTAATGGCTATGACCTTCATACCAAATCCTAAAAATTATCCTATAGTTAAT